TTATAGAGTTGAAAAAAAGAAGCCGTAGTCATACATTTTCATACTGAGATGTTTTCCTATATCCAGAAGACTGTCTATGATGATTTCCACGTCCCTGTCCTCTTGATCTGGCTTTCCAAGGCGGGCGCAGATTCTATCATAGGCATCTCTCATTTCTGAATAAAGGTTGCTACACAGTTTTCCTTCCTCATACTCATTTTCCACATATTTGCTTTCTGCCACAGGAAAATGCTCCAAATCCAGAGACCCGTTTGCAAGGTCATAAATCAGGTTCTTAAATTCTTGACTGTTCTTATCCATCACTATACCTCATTCTTCATAATTTATTATTCTCTGGCGCACAGAAAGCTACATTAGCACTTCTCTCTTTTGTCTCTTAACGAAAAAGGGAAACAGTTCTTCGAATTTCACATAGAACTGCTTCCCTACTTGTTCTTCAGACTGCGGACAAATTGAATAAGAATTCTTCGTTCATCTCTTCCCAATTCATCCCACGTTTCAATAATCTCTCTTTGCTCTTTTGATAGATCCGGCCTCCTACCTTCTCCGGCAAAGAACTGCGCCAGTGTGATTCCAAATGCATCACATATCTTTTCCAGCGTTGGTATCGTAGGTATACTCTCCATTTTCATGATATTGCCTACAGCCGTCTGGGACATCCCTGTTAATTGAGCAAGTCGATATTTTGAAACATGATATTTCTCACATAATTCTTTTACCCTAGCAGCAATGTACTCTTCTATGTGCAAGTAAACTACACCTCTCTTCTGTTTTACATACGCTTATTGTAACTGTAATTCAGAAGTTTTATTAGAACTGTATCACTTGACTATTTTGCTAAAGTGTAATGGAGTATTCGGGTAAAAAAATAAGAACTATGAGTTCCACATTCCGTCTATGTATTTTTTTAGTCTCTTGTTCCTTTGTATGCCGTTTTCTAAGCAATTTCACCTCTTTTCCTTGCACAAGCATACCATTGATCTATGGTTTCTTCAATAAAAATCAATCGACAAATTCCTACATATTCCGGTGTTTTTTTCGCCTCCAAAATTACTCCACTGCTCTTACATAATATACCTAATCAAACTTGCCCTTTTCATCTATCGTAAAAGAGACGGATTTCATCGTCAGAAAGGAAGGTATACGTATGATGGACGTAAATTTCAAACTCATCGGAAAAAGGATTCAAGAAGTGAGAAAACAGCAGGAACTGACCCAAGCTGAACTGGCTGCGTTAACTGATATGTCGGATTCCTATATCAGTTATATTGAAACTGCCAAGAAACAGGCAAGCCTCGAATCCCTTGTCCGGATCTCCAATGCTCTGGGAATTACTGTGGATGAATTGCTCAGCGGTAACCAGCTTCATAATCCCACGGATTATCAGACCGATATTGATCTGCTGATGGAAGATTGTTCTCTTCTGGAGCGCCGTTTTATTTATGAATTGATCTCCGTAGCAAAATATATCATTCGCAACAACGGCTGGGAGTTAATTGAAACGGGGCATAATTCCTGACGCTATGACCAGAGGTTAAGCACTTGACCTCTGGTCTATTTCTTTTCTTACGAAGAAAATATAATGATACGTAACAATACATGAAAGGCGTGAAAAAATGAACCAATCGGAAGAACACTCCATCAGCATACAAGAACAAAAATCCAAGATCCGTGAACGATATCGAGGCGTAGATCCGGACACACTGGAATGCCTCCCTGCTAGACCACCTGAAAACATCTATGATGAAGACCGTGAATTACGTGTGGCTGTATATGCCAGAGTATCCACTGATGACCCTAGCAAACATCTTCCTATGAACTGCAGAAAAATCATTATACGGATTTTGTCAACCGCCACCCCAACTGGAAATTGGTGGAGATCTATGCCGATGAAGGAATTAGCGGTACATCCCTGAATCACCGTGAATCGTTCCTCCGTATGATTGAAGATTGTTATAGGGGAAAGATCGATATGATCATCACCAAAAGCGTTTCCCGATTCGCCAGAAATATTATGGACTGTATTGGCTATGTCCGGCAGCTGAAAGAACTCAAACCGCCTATAGGGATTCGCTTTGAAGCGGAGGGGATTTTTACTCTTGATGCGAACAGCGAAATGACCCTCTCCTTTATGGCTGCAATGGCGCAGGAAGAAAGCCATAACAAAAGTGAAATTATGAATGCCTCCATTGAAATGCGCTTCAAACGTGGCATTTTCCTAAAGCCACCCCTTCTGGGCTATGACGTGAATGAAGATGGCGAATTGATTATCAATGAAGAAGAAGCAAAAACAGTGCGTCTCATTTTTTTCATGTACCTGTACGGATATACTTGCCAGCAGATCGCCGATCAGCTGACCGCTTTGAAGCGGCCCACGAAGAAAGGCAATCTGGTCTGGAACCCCGGAAGTATTTTGCAGATTTTGCAAAACGAAAGGCATTGTGGTGACATTATCGCTCGGAAGACTTGGACTCCCAACTACCTTAACCATAAATCCAAAAAGAATAAGCAGGATCGAAACCAATATCGTAGATATGGAGACCACGAAGCAATCATCTCCAAGGACGATTTTGTCGCTGTCCAGCATCTGATCCTGAATGCCAAATATGGCGCAAAGGGGTTACTCCCGGAACTTCATGTCATTTCAGATGGCGTCTTGAAAGGCTTTGTGGCGGTGAATCCCCGGTGGGCCGGTTTTAAGGCTCCTGACTACAACGCAGCGTGCAGAAGTGTTTATGAAGGCAATGACTCTATCGATTCTGCTCTCATGCCTGATGTCGCTCCCGGAGATTTTGATTTGAGAGGATTTGAAATCATAAGAGCGCAATTTTTAAATCCTCGTGATAAACCTTACATATTGATCACACACAAACTACTGAAATTCAACCTAATTGCGCTCCAAAAATTCCAGAACATTGATTATATAGAACTTTTAATACACACGGTGGAAGGGCTATTGGCTATCCGTCCCAGCACAAAAGAGAAACGCAATTGCATGAAGTGGTCTAGACTCTCGGATATAAAGAAAGTCCCTAAAGGAATCGGGAGCGCCGCCTTTATTCCCACTCTATACGAACTCTGTGGTTGGAATCCCAAGTATACATACCGTTGCCTCGGCCAGTTTCATCAGAAAGGCGAAGAAATGGTGTTGGTTTTCAACTTAAAAGAACCGGAAGTTTTATTCCTACTTCCGAAGATAGAAATTCAAATGATACACAACCCAGATCCGATTACTTTGGATCTTCTTCAAAGAGTTTATTGGCCTATCCTGCAGATTGGCGGCACACCTTTGGCAATAATTTTTATCACCAATCCCAAGCTGCAGAAATGGCTGCGTTTTCACAAAGTCGAGAATGGAATACGCAGAATGAGGGAGTCCCCTACCACACAGAACATCTTAACGTGACGCCACCTGATAAGGCCCGTGAAGAAATCCACCAAATTATTCAAGACATAACACAGGAGGAACCATATGAACGAGTTACTGATCGTTGATAAGCAACTTACCCCAGAGGAAAAGCCTTCCATAAAAAGAGAAATGGAAATTATAGAGGATGATTCCTTTAATTATGACGGCTACCAAGTCGTCCGTGGAGAGTTTTTCTCACATCTCTACGAACCCTGTATCACTTTTAACAATTTCAAAGTTATATGAATACAGCATGTATCAAAAAACTTCCCGAAACCGATTATGTGCAGATTCTTGTCAATCAGGAGAAAAAGAAGCTGGCTGTGCGTCCTTGTTCCGAAGAATCCAAGGACTCCTTCCGTTGGTGCAGCGCCACTGCGAAGCGCACACCTAAGCAGGTTACTTGCCGTGTCTTTTATGGAAAGATCACGGAATTGATGGGATGGAACCCCAGCTACCGGTATAAGCTGGTGGGGAAACTGATCCAATCCAACGGGCAACTCCTATTTATTTTTGATTTGACAGCGCCGGAAATATTTACCAGAACATCAAAGGACGGTGAAAAAGCACGAACCTCTCGGAAACCCGTATACCCTTCCGAATGGGAACATCAATTCGGCGTTCCCGTAGAGGAACATCAAAAATCCCTCCAAATTGATATATTTGACGGGTATGCCTTATTTGGCATGAACGATAAAAGCACAAAAAATAATATGGAAAGCGAGGATATGGCCCATGAGTAACTGTACTGATTCCTTACCAATTATCTGCATTGACTTCAAAAAGAGTCGTTTTCGCATTCATAAAAACACACTCCGGATGCTTGGAAATCCCGATTATATCCAACTGTTAGTCAATCCACACGAAAACATTCTGGCTATCAAATGCTCCATCCGTGAGGATCGATTAGCGCATTTTGTGCAGTTAGAACGTTTCCCTGCCAAGAATAGCTACGAACTGTATAGCAACAGCCTCGCCTCTACCCTTCTTCAAAACAACCAGCATTTGCATCATGCAGTTCGTATCGCTTCTACGGATCACTAAACACAACGCATGGGATCGCACTGTTCTGCCTGAACAACGCCGTTCCCATTTCTCCAAATGAGTGTGAAGAGGTGGCTATATGAAAGTAGGTTATAGTCCCGTCTTAAAGATTGATCCAGAATTTAAAAGCCTCATGCACCCGCTCTCCGAGAAAGAATTTCTTTCACTTCGAGAGAATATTTTAGATGGCGGAACCACCTATTCCATTGCGGCGTGGAATGAATATCTAATTGATGGATATGAACGATACATGATATGCCGTCAGGAAAATATACCCTACCACGTACACCGCATAGGTTTTAGCTGCCGTGAACATGCGATCACTTGGATCTGTCGTGAGCAATTAAAAAAAGGAAATCTCACCAATGAGCGATACCGATACCTCATCGGGAAACGATATGAAACAGAACGTATTGTACGCAACGATTCCGGTACGGAACCCAGCCAGCAAACCAGTCATAGCAAGTTGCAGAATACAAACAGCTATCGCACAGCACTCAAATTAGGAGAAGAATATTCGCTTTCACATAATACAGTTTATAAATATGGAGTATATTCCAGAATGGTAGATATCATCATGGAAAAAGATGCGGATCTGGCACAGAAAATTCTATCTGGTAAATTGCGTGTTTCACACGACAATATTATAGAATTATCCCGATTGCCGCAGGAGAATATTAAAAGGTTAAATAAGACCCTCTCCAAAGAAGGGATTGACCATATTGTCATCTCCGATATCCTCCGTGGATTTCAATGGAAGCGGGTTGTGGAACCTCGTACCAAGACCATCCCTCAAGAGGAGATTCCGATAAAACAAATGCCGCAATTCGACCCTAACGCAGCTCCTTCCAGCTTGGCATATACGATGCCATCATGGGAAGGAACAATAAAAAGAATCCGCAATGAGACGGATTTCCAAATTGTCAGCGAAGACGTAAAAAACAAATTGGCTTTCCAGATCCGACAGCTACAGAATACACTTGATACACTATCAAAGAAGATGGAGGATAACAGCAATGAATGACCTTTCAAAATATGTGCCAAACGTATTTTTTGAACAGATTCCTATTAATAACCTTGTTTCCAGTCAGGAATATCAGCGCAACCTTTCGATTAAACACGTTCAAAAGGCGGCAGCGAATTTCGATCTCTATCAGATCAATCCCGTAAAAGTCAGCCGGAGGGATAATATCAATTACGTTTTCAACGGCCAGCATACGATTGAGATTGTCGCTCTAGTGTCCGGTTCCCGTGAGACTCCTGTTTGGTGCATGGTTTATGATGATCTGGAATATCAGCATGAAGCGGATATTTTTGCAAACCAGATGAAGTATGTAAAGCCCCTGCTTCCCTACGAAATCTTCATGGCAAGCATAGAGGCTGGAAGCGACAAACATATCCTTATAAAAGATTTAGTGGAATCCTTCGGCCTGGAAATCGGTTCAAATTCCTCCCCTGGGTGCATCTGTGCGATTTCCACTTTGGTGGAACTCTATGATAAATACGGCTATGATCTTCTCCAACACACCCTTGCATTGTGTATTGGCACATGGGAAGGAAGCCAGCATTCATTCAGTTCCAATATGCTCAAAGCTGTTGCCCGACTTCTCTACGTTTACGGGGATTCCTTAAAAGATGATGTATTCAAAGATAAAGTCGGACGCATCTCTGTGAAGGAGATAATCCGCTCCGCAAAAGACCGCAGGGCAGGCTCCCTCGGCTATGCGGAAGCACTCCTGCTCTTCTACAATAAAAAAATGAAATTTCCTTTGAAGCTGGAATATTTGTATAGCAGAAAGCCTCCCCAGAATATTTCCCTAACCTCAGAAGTTCCTATGGAAGACTATGAAAATGAAGAAAGCGAAGATGATCCAGAATCCAGCCAATTAGAATTGTTCCAATCATAAATGCTTTCGGTGCCCTGCCCGTCTTAGGCAGGGTACCACTCTATACGCATACCGTTTCCCGGCTGCCATCCATAAATGTGAATTCATATTTTTTTATCCCTTTTATAATAACCATCTGTATTACCATCTGGGCCAATTCCGGTACATAACATTCTAATTCCGGTTGCTCAGATAGATCTAAGAACTGTTTTGCCCGTAACCGTTCCAGTGCATTCCCATTTTCTATGGTATCCTTCCACCGAGGGATAAGGATTTCTTTATGCTTCAGCAGCATGTTGTATGCCTTTACAAATCCCAATTCCAAATCGCTCTGGCTTACAAATCCATTGACGCAGGTTACTTTACCATCTGTCATATGATTTTTGCACTGCCATTGCATGATCCCCCTGCTTCTCCATGTGTGTCTGGTATACGGTGATCCGCACTCCCCACAGAAAATCCTAGAGGTAAAGGGATTGCACTCACGGCCGTACCCGTATCCTTTCAACCCGTGTTCTTTTACGAATTCCTCTCGGCGGGCAAATTCCAGCTGGACGGCATTCCATGTTTCTTTATCAATAATACCGATATGGCTGCCTTTCACATAAACCTGCGTAACCTCTCCATGATTTTTCACTTGCTTTTTGGTAAGGAAATCGGCGGTATAGGATTTCTGCAGCAAGGCATCCCCCATATGCTTTTCGTTTTTCAAGATGTTAATTACTGTAGAAGGATACCATTTCTTCGCTCCCATGCACCCTTCGATTCCCTCATCTTCTAGCCCTTTTGCAATCTCCTGCGGGCTATGGCCCCAAAGGAATTCCCGGTAAATCCTCCGTACGATTTTTGCCTCCCGCTCATTGATGACCAGTTTGCCATCCACCTTATCATAGCCCAAGAACTTATGCGTGTTCACGTGCATCTCACCTTTTTTGAATTTGGATCGTATGCCCCATTTGCAGTTCTCAGAAATGTTCCTCGACTCGTCCTGTGCTAAGGAACTTAATATCGTAAACAATAACTCACCGGAGGAATCCAGTGTATTGATATGCTCTTTTTCAAATAGTATCCCAATCCCCAGATTTTTCAGCATCCTCGAATATTGTAAACAATCCTGTGTGTTTCTTGCAAATCGACTGATGGATTTTGTAATCACCATATCAATCTTCCCAGACTCGCAATCAGAAATCATCCGCCTAAACTGCTCTCTTTTCTTAGTGTTTGTACCTGTGATTCCTTCATCGGCGTATATGCCTGCCATTTCATAATTAGGATGGTCGCTAATGTAGCGGGTGTAGTATTCCACCTGTGCCTCAAAACTATGAAGCTGATCTTCCTGATCCGTAGATACCCTGCAGTAAGCAGCTACCTTCAGTTTTTTCTCAGTCCTGCTCTTCCCTTGTAACTCGTTCCGGCTTTTTGCAGGAATAACTGTAATGTTTCGTGCCATTTCTGCCCTTCCTTTCCTTGATGTAAATCGCTTTCCGTATTGGCATGAAAGCCTGCACCACTCGGTCAGGAATCCTAACTCCTTCACAGTAAGCTGCGCCTTTCCGCTTTCTGCCATTACACTCCCATACAATGTCCCCATGCTTTTTAATGTGCCGCACCAGCCTGCTTCCGCACTCGGCGCAGAAAATGCTGCGGTAATAAGGATAATTTTCTTCCGTAAGTTCCGGGACATCCCGGACAAACTCTTTCTTCTTATGCCACCGACTCCATGAAGACTCTTTGGTATAGGAAAATTCCTTTATGGATTTGCGGCTATCCTTAACGCTGATGTAAATATTCCCTTCAAATTTCCATTGCCGAACCGCCGTATCAGGAACGTGGATACCGTCACAAAATTCTTTCCCGTGACGTCTTCTTCCTGAGCAATCCCAACTCATGCGGTTCCCGTTACTGTAAATACGGTGCGTAAGAGGACTTCCGCATTTCGCACAGAAAAGATGTCCTTTATACGGATAATTTTCTTCCGTCACCTCCCGGATCTGACAATCCATATCCAAATAATCTCGCTTCTTCTTTCTGGCCTCCTGCGCCTTATCCCATAGCTGCCTTGACACGATGGCGGATGATCGTCTTCAATATACCAAGCGTCCACCTCTCCCCGGTTCCTTACCAGTTTGCGTTCCTCATTCACATAATTTTTGTGCATGATATAGTCGCCTTTATAAATCTCATTCTCCAGAATCCGTTTCACCGTGCTTTCCACCCAGCCAGCGCCCTTATCCGTTTTTACGCCTGCAGCGTTCATTTCATCCGCTATTGTGGAAAGCGAATACCCTTCTGCAGCCATCTCGTAGATTTTTACGATCCACTTGGCTTGCTCTGTATCCGGAACGAACTCGCCTTTTTCATTTTTGGTATATCCAAAACAACGCTCCAGATACTGAACGGGAATCCCCTGTTCATATTTTCGCTGATATACCATCTTCGCTCCGATACTGCCGCTCTCGCTCTCTGCCTGTGCAAAGGCCGCCAGAATGGTGAGCATCAGCTCTCCCTGCGAAGACAAGGTATTGATGTTCTGAAGTTCAAAAAAAATACCGACATTGAGTTCCTTAAGCTCTCTGGAAGCCTTTAGGACAATGGCGGTATTTCTTGCAAACCGTGATACGGATTTTGTGTATATCAGATCAATCTTTCCGTTTCTGGCATCCGTAAGCATCTTCTGAAGGCCGGGACGCTTTTCTTTATAACCGGAAATGGCGAAATCATAATAGACACCTGCGTATTCATACTCTGGATTCGATTGGATCAGATTTTCATAGTATGCGATCTGGTTTTCCAATGAGTTTTCCTGCTCCAGCGCATCTGTGGAAACACGGCAGTATGCACATACTTTTTTCCGATAGCCTTTCGAGGATCTGGCTTCCAATACTTGAATTTCCATAGGCTGCTCCTTTCCTTTTGGTAATCTATCTATCACTCTAAACGCCAAGAATAGCAAGTAAAATAATCGTACCGTCCACCTTTCAATTATTGGCATTACCACACAAAAAATTGCCCACGGAAGCCGAAGCCTCCGTGGGAATCGCTACTCATACTCTCTTCGCATAGTCAAGGGAAATCCAGCCAGCGCCGCTCTTGAGTTTCCCCCAACCAGCAGTGGAACCCGTGCCGGATTTCACCTCGGTAATGGTGAACACGCCTTTCCCCGTATACTTGCCGGTCTTGGCATAATTCGTACCGGGGCCTTTGCGGATGTTCAGATCCGTTGCTGTCACCTGTACCAAGAAGGAACCGGTGGAACTTCCAGAGCCTGTCTGCTTTCCAGTGTAGACAACTTTGCCGCTCTCATCGAATACAGAATAGCCTGCATTGGAGTCAGCGCATTTCTTGGCGTTATCCAGATTGTTGAAAGCCCCCTTCTGGCTCTTGGCGTCCGACCAGCTTTTGCGGACACGGTATAAGATCGAGCCTGTCGATCCGGAAGACGAGCCTCCCAGTGCTGCCGTTACCTTGGAGGCCAGATCACCAAGACGGGAATACAGCCAGTCTCCCGGACAGGACTTGTTTGCAAACCAGCGATGGACGGTGAGTACCATCTCATCAGATTTTGGTGAATAATTCAGCGTCTTATTCTTATCCCCCAGCCAGAGAAGTTTTTTCTTGCCATTCCGCTTGCAGATGTCCGTACACAATTTCACAAGGGAATTGTAAACGGCGGTGGTCATTGCGTAAGGCGCATTCAAATCGCTGGCGCACTCAATGGTGACCGCCCTCTGGTCGTTGGCGCTGCTGGAAGAACACCAGGAGCGGTTCTTCTCCTCCACGCAAAGAGCGATCTTTCCATCCTTTCCGATGCCATAATTGCAGCTGGCCTCTCTGGACGGGCTGGTAAAGCATCCGCAGATGCTCTCCGCCGTCAGCTGCCCGACCACGCAATGAGGCGTGATCCGGTCAATGGAATGCGTCCTCTGCCCGGAGTGGTTGGGACTGAGTTTTGTGTAAGATACTAATGAACTGTTTGTGTAAGCCATATTATTTTTCCTCCTCTTTCTCTGCTCTATCATGGAGCTGCTCTAATACCGTTTTGATCTTTTCCGGGATCGGAAGTCCCAGATGTCCTGCATTCTCCAGCAGGCTCACGCCTTCATTGGAGATGTAGAAAAAGATGACCGCTGTCCGTAAGACTGCTCCGGTTCCAATCACTTGCACATCGATGATGTTTGCAATCCCGACCAGCAGGAAAATCAGTACCTTGCGGAAAATCCCCTTAAAACCGACTGCGCTGGATAACTCCCGGTTGACGATGGCGCACATCACACCCGTGATGTAGTCGATCACCACGAAGGCAATGAGGGCATACAGCAAACCGTCACAGCCTCCAAGGAAATACCCCAGCCAGCCGCCCACAGCGGTAAAGATGAGTTGGATGGTGTTCCAGAATTCTTTCATGGTGCGTTCCTCCTTTGAATTTTAGATATGAAAAAAGCGGCCTCTCCAAAGAACAGTCGCTGATTTCCAGAAAATATGAAGTTATGCTGTCCGCTTCCACATATAGCAAGTAACATATGGTTGAAGCGTTGAAATAGATGTTGAACCGGTATTTCCATGCGTATGGCTCCCCCCGCCACCAGTACTGTTGGTTCCTGTCCAAACATTCTGCCTTGTACAAAGCTGATTTTGGCTAGGCGCACCTGCTGCCGCATTAGCGTTCGGAGCATTAACCGTAGCATTTTTAGTACCCCAAAGCATGGTATGGGAACCATCTTTAAAACTATGGCTATGGGCCGGGATTTCACTTGCCGTGAGTTTATGCCCCGCTGTTGTATGGGTATGAGAAACACTTTTAGCTCCACCGGCCTTTTCTGGTGTTGAAAATGAGGCATCACTTTCATTTACCCCGACAAGCACCGATCCTTTTGCTATGCGCTCCCATGTTCCTCCAATCACCATTGCTGGATCTGTATTCTTCACGCTAAGATAGATACTTCCTACCGGATAAACAAAATCTCGCAATAGTTTTCCATAAACCCTTATATCCCAGTTCTCCGCCACCTCGAAGGTGTTGTCCCTTTCCGATACTTTCCCAATCGCCACGCCTTTGCCGCCGCTCTTAAAGTCCATGACCACGGCGGCCGTAGAGACGATCTCCTGCACAGAGATACTGGAAAACGCATCTTCCAAGGTATAGCGCACATCGTAGGAGGTCTCCGTAGAAATCTGCCCCTTGCCGTAGGTGAAAGCGGTATCGGCTGTAAAAGTGACTCCAGCATCCGTCCACTGCTCTGCAGACACCTGCTTATACTGGACGGAAGTCTTGAGGGTGTTCTTCCCGCCGCAGGTGGAATAGCCAAAGAACACCAGCGCATGGATATATGTCCCGTCATCATCCAGCGTCCCGTTACTTAAGCACCGCTGGGACAGGGAAGAATTGAAGTACGGCGGGGAATAGGCCGTCACCGTGATGGAAACGGAAGCCTCCGCCGATACCCGGCCTCTGGAATCCGTTACCGTTGCTTTAAAGGTAATGGTGCCGGAATTGTTGAGAAAACCTGTGGTCAGCGTGGAAGCGGAACCGCTGTATCCGCCGCCGGTAATGGAGTAGGACTTGATGGTGGAGCCGTAGCTCCCAGCCGCACCATTGACGGTCAGCTTGACCTTTGATTTCGTCTGCACATAAATCCCCCACGCACTTGGCACCTCCCCATCAATCCGGGAAGCGGAAAGGCTGGAGATCGTAGGCTTTATGCTGGCCGGGACACTTAAACTGAGCGTACAGGTCTTGGAGCCGATATTCGTATTCCCGTTGTAGGTCGTACAGGTAATGGTACAGGTACCGCTGGTGGCATTCGGGATCTGGCTGGCCAGCGACAAAGCTGGCGTCCATGATACGGAAGTAGCCGTTGTCTTGGTCGCAATCGTCCCGCTGGTATTCCCAAAGGAATAGGTCAGTGTATGGGTAAATGAAGAGGATGCTCGGCTGATCGTAATCTTTCCGGCTGTCCCCATCGTCATGTTCCCGGCAGACACACTGGAGGCACGGGGGATACTGTCCAGCGTGATATTGGCGCTGGCCGAGATCGTTCCATAGTACGTCCCGCTCAAGGTGGCCCGGATCTGGAACACAGCGGAAATCGACAAGGATTTACTGCCATCGCTGGCGTGGTTCACTGTCCTCGATACCGTTGCCAGAAGATGCGTCCCCGTGCTGCTGATCGCCGGGGAAGAAAACGTCTGCGCCGCCCCGTCAATGGTACAGGTATTATCGCTCCGCCCACTAATACTTAAACTCCAGTCATTCACCAGATACAGCTTACAGGTCACCGTAGACGTATTGGCAGAGACATTCTTGCTCTGCGACCAGTCTACCCGCAGCTTATAATGCCCATCCCGGATGGAACCGGAAAAACTGCCGCTGGATGCCATCGTTCTCACCCCTTCCTGCCATCAACGTTTTAAGACGGGCCTCTCCATTTGATCGAGAGGTTCCCGTTGGTTCTCGGTATAAAATCAAACCACCCCCGCTTTCATTGCCGAGGGACAGCTTGTTGCGGATCTCCGCATTGGTAATCACAAGGCTCTGGTTGGAGATATAGGCGATCTTCTGCCCGTTCTCTTTAAAAGCCAGTTCCTCGTTGGACAGTTCTGCCGTGAAGGCGTTCCCGATCTTTCCAAGTTCAATGAGTGCCCCCTTAAACCGGATATACTCCTCTAAAAGTAGCTGGTTCGTAGATACATTTTCCCTGATCTCATCCGTGATCGCCGTGAAATCCATACGGATCTCCGTGCTGTTCTGGGTGATGCTGGTCTCAAAATCCTTCTGGATCGCCTCCAGTTCCGAGCGGGAAATGAATTCTTCCCGGACGGACATGTTAATCTGCTCCGAGGTTTTCGTGATCTCGGAGTAGCATTCCCGGATATTCTCCTCCAAAGAAGCAATGTCATCCTCATAACCGGAGAAGTTCTGGAAAGTGGCCTGACAGCTGGTGATGAGCGCCATAGGGTCACCTCCCGTTAATTCGATACATCACACTGCAGCGTCAGGATGCTGTCGATATCCGCAGCGGAAAGGTAGATCACCTTTCCGGTTTTCTCAAACTCTGCTGCGTGTCCGTCCTTGTCCTGCGCATACCATGTGTACGTCAGGGACTGCTTTTCTGTGGCGGCTGCCCAAGACGTACCGGAATACTTCATCAGAGTCACTGTCTGCCCGGAGTGATCCACCTGATACCAGAAATCTCCTCCCTTTGGATTGGACGGGGCGGTCTCCGAGATATTTCCAAGCAGCGGATCGACTTCCTTCTGGTTGGTGCGGACGATCACATAGGGCACCACACCGCCAAGGTTGTTCTTGACCGTAAAGCCCCCGATGGAGAGCATCTCCGATACATACGGATCGGATTTATCCTCCACTGTGATGACATCCTCATAGGTATTGCCTTTATAGGTCATCGTACAGCGGTAGGACTGGATATTCACAATGTCAGCCCCCGCTACCGACAAAGTAGAGGACGTCTCTCCGCTGATATTCTCCCATTTTCCACCTGTGTATTTCGCCCACTGGTAGGTGGCTCCCGTGGTAATCTCCGAAGCGCCATCATATCCAACCGCCGCCAGCGATAAGCTCCCGGACTGGTTGATCACAACCGTGCCTTCCGGCGCATACACAGAAAACACAATCGCATTGGTTCCACTGGCACCGTTACTGCCCTTGTTGGATTTCGTCCATGCAAACTTCTTCACAACAGAAGCTCCAGAAATCGTAAAGGTCAGGTCAATCGTGCCGTTTAAGACCGTTGCCCCACCGAGGGTTGCATTGGCGGCAAAGGTCAGCACCACCGATCCGGCCTTGGAAGCGGTCGCTGCAGTATTGCTTTTGACCGTCACGCCAGAGGGGAGCGTCCCCACCGTACAGGTACAGGCGGTCTGTGTGATCCCCAAATATCCCATAAAAGGAATGGTCACCTCGGTAGCCGCTGCTACCAGACCACCGGAAGTACAGGCGATATTCTGCGCCTCATTTCCAAGGATGACGGAAAGCCCGCCGGTTCCTGCCGCACCCGGTTCCCCCTGCGAACCGTCATAGATCTTCGTGAGGGAAGTGGTATCATACACATCCGGATCATCAGTGGCCAGCTTGATCTGCGCTACCCCGTTAAAGAACACTGCGTGATCCGGTTTCACTACCAAAGTACCGCCGGAAATGCTGGCATTGTCAGAAGTCGTGGGATAATCCTTCCATGCGCCCGTGCTGTCCTTATACTGCCATGCCGTAATGGTAACTCCCTGCACCTGTGCCGTCAGGGTAGCCTGCTTTGCCCCGACCAGAGAAGAATTGGAATCGTACTTAAACACATAGGTGTCCGCAGACAGATAGGCCAGCTTGGCGTTCTGTGCATTGCGGATCAGCGTGTAGGTAATATCAGCGGAGATATTGACCGTGTACTTCGTCTCCGAGTCGTAATAGCTGATATAGCAAAGGTAGGTCAGCATCCCGGATGCAGCCGCCGCCAGCTTATTGGCGTTGACCGTAAGCACCCCTTTGGAAACGCTCTCCCCGGAGGTCAGAGCCGCCTCCGCACCGTTTCCTTCCTTCCGTTTCCAAGAGATTGTAAGTCCTGATGCGTCCAGCGCCAGATTCGTCTGGTCAAGGAACACCACCGGGGTAAGCGTCAGGGGTGTGCTGGCCCAATCTGGCGCATAGGTATAGGGCAGCACGTTAGGATCTTCAATCTGCGACTTGGGCAGATTGGAGGTAATATAGGCCGACAGTTTCCTCTGGTCTGTGATATCCACAAAGGTCTGCTGGCTGGAAGTTAAAATTGCCATGTTCGTCTCCTCCTGTTTAAATCGTGATTTCACAATAAAATGATCCGTTGTCCGTCACATCTTCCGTGGTAACCGTGATGGATTTCATGCCCGTATGGGAACTGTCCCAGTCGGCATCGAGGTCTTCCCGGCCGGAATTCCGGTGCCAGACAAAGCTGCTGGCAGGTAGGGTATCCGTGATCTCCTTATCCCACGAATACACCCGGCAGCGAAGGATGCTTTTCTGCCCCTTATCCCGGAAGATGTTCACTCCATCCACCACCAGTTCTGTCCGGTACATCTTCTGGGCATTGATCTGATCCACTTTTCCCGTGATCACCTCGATCTTGGAAGTCTGCCCCAACAGATCATCCTCAAAGGAAGTGATGTTCTGCTCCTGCTTGGCAGACTGGGAAGTCAGCCGGACGCCTGCCGCCCCGATGGTGATGGTATTGCCGGATGGATCAAGGTAATCCCGTGTCCGGCCAAGGCACAAGTATGTCCCGTCAATGCCGTGGGGTTTGGAAATACAGCGCACATACATCCTTGCCCTTATGTCTCCGATATCCGCACCGGTATCCGATTCATCCACAATGGTCAGTTCCATGCTGGTGACGCCTTTGGCCAGTTCTGCGATCCGGGCCGTAGCTTTCCGCAGCAAATTTCCCGCCAGCGTCACATCCTCCCAGATCTCGGTCGTCCAGATCCAGCCAATCTCTTTTACCGCTTCTTCATCGTACACATAGTTCTTGCCATCATTCACCGCTGTAATATCCAGCCGGGTATCCGTCTCGGTTTCGTTGCCCTCCTCATCAGTCTCGGTCAGTTTCGCTCCCAAAGGGATCAGAGCCGTCACCCGCTCCGTGTGGTCACGGGTGATCTTCACATCGGTCAGGTTCTTCCCAAACTCCACGGTTTGCAGTGAGCGGTCTGGAAAGTCCTCCAGATAATCCAGCACCTTCCCGTCTTCCGTATAACGCACCTGCAGGTAGCCGCCGTGGGTCTTGACCAGCTTGTCCTGTATTGCGTCCAGCGTCACCGAGTAGTCGGAATTGCTGTAGCTGATATAGTCGTTGTTATCCGTCACTGTCACCGTGCCAAGGGTGAACCGCTTCTTTTCTTCCACCGCAGCGTTATGCACGGAAAGGAACTGCTCCAGCAGTCCCCGGAGCGGCCCCTGATAGAAAAATGGCGGCTGCATGGTATCCTTCAGATACGCAAGGCAGGACTCGCACGTCCATGTGTGGGTGTTATAAAAGTCCGTGCCGTCATCCAAGGCCCGCCCCTCAAAGACTGTCAGATCATCTTTCTTGCAGACAATCGTGGAAGCCATCGGCTGAATGGAAGAAAGATAGGGATGGTTGAACGGGGCAGAGAGGGTCAGACTGTCGATATTCTCTGCGTCCTCCTGCACCTTCGCCTCCGTGATGGAAAGCTGGGACAGATGAGGATGATAGAATAACTGCCCATCCACAAACACTCGAAACAAACTCATAGGCGTCCCTCCCGATACCGGAAGGTGGTCGTGCCTTTTCCCGTAATGCTGAGCGAATTCTGCCCTTCCTGCAGTTCCAGTTCCGGGAACGTCCACGTCCCGGCGCTGACGGACTTCTTGAATACATCTTCACCGATGCTCCAACTGAACGCCGTCTCTGCTGTGGTGATGACCGTAGGTACCACCGGCATATAGTCATTATTCAGGATCAGCGTACCGCCTCCGGTAATGGAAACTTCCGTTTCTTCCGTATGGTACCGGTAGGCATCCCCATCTGAACAGGACAGCACCATCTGGCCTTTTCCAGTCAGGGGATCATAGGCTGGTTCCAGTTCCAAAGTACCCACGGCATACAGATCCGGCTCCTCGCTTAAGATCACCTGACACAGCTGTCCGGCATACCGGTTATTCAGCTGATCCTTCATTTGGTTGAACTTCTCCCTGCTCCCCAACATGGACAGGGTAATGGTAAAACTCCGGGGCTGGTAGGATACCCGCCCAAGAGCTTCTGTAAAACGGATCGGGGCATTGCGCCCCGGCACCACCACCGTATTAGTCTGCGACTGCGGCGTGGGAAAGTCGATCTCCTCCCGGAGCCAGCCCAGCGCAAACATCCACAAATCATTGATTTTCACGTCTGCCCTCATAGGCTCAGCCTCCTTTGTAGTTTCTGTGTTTTCCCAAGACCGCTGTCAATAGCAGGGAGCAGATGTCCCACCAGCGTCCCGTCATCCAGATACAGCCCCTTGCAGCTGTTTTCCGCAATGATCGCCAGATACTTCTCCATTGCGCTGGTATTCATTCTGCTGGACAAAATATTTTCCAGCTGATTATAAAATCCCTTCAGCGGAAGCAGCGCCTCCCGGCCAGCCTCACCACCTGCCATCAGGCTGCTGCCGTTCATGCCAAAGATAGTCGGTTTCGTTAAGATACCGCCTTCCTTGTACCAGTCAATCGACAGGTGGGGAACGCTCGGCGGGGCAAGAGACAGCTTACCCGTAATCTTGAAATGGGGCAGCTTGATCTTTGGCAGTTCCAGCTTCATGCCGGAGAAGAAACCGCTGATCTTGTCCACAATCCCTTTGATCGTATTCTTTGCCGCTTCAATCGGCTTCGTGATAGCAGTCTTAATCCCATTCCACACTGTAGTGGCGGTACTCTTGATCCCGTTGAATACGCTGGACACCGTACTCTTTACCGCATTAAACACACTGGAAACCTTGCTCTTGATGCCATCCACTACCGTGGAAATGACAGATTTAATGCCATTCCACACCGTAGAAGCCACCGACTTGATGGCGTTAAAGACAGAGGTCACGGTATTTTTGATGGCGTTCACCACTGCGGATACCTTGCTGCTGATGGCGTTCCAGATGGAACTGATCACGTTCTGGATGGCTCCCATGATGCTGGAGATCACACCGGAGATGGCCGATAATACAGAACTGACGGTATCCTTAATCCCGTTCCAGACGGAAGTGACGATGTCTTTGCAGTTCTCCCAGATAAACCGGAAAGGCAACGTAATGATGTCCACAGCCCCCTGAATGATAGAGCCGAGCAGCATCACAGCCGTCTGCACCACGTTGCAGATGCCGTTCCAAACATTCTGCAGGTGTGTCCAGAGGTTGGAAAACCACGTTTTCACGCTCTCGATCATGGTGCCGATCCCGGTGCAGATGGTATTCCACAGGTTTCCAAACCACTCCGTGATGGCACCCCAGTTCTGAATGATGGCGATAATTCCGGCAATGGCCGCCGCTACCGCCGCAATCACGGCGATGATCGGCAGGAGAGAAATGTTCAGCGCCCCAACCGATACCGCCAAGGCCGCAATGACCGGAGTCAATGCCGTGAAAGCTGCAAGCAGTGCGCCAAGGATGACGATAAAGTTCTGCACCGGCCCCGGCAGCTGCGCAAACCAGCTGCTCACCGTCTGGATCACACTGACCAGCGGCGGCAGGATCGTATTGGCAATCTCCGCCAGCTTTTCTCCAAGAGGCACCAGCGACTGCTGCAGCTTCCGGGTATTGGATTCCATCTCCTGCATAGGCGTGGTCGTTGCATCAAACAGGCCCTGTGCGGAACCTTTTACACTGTCATAGGTACTTCCTACCGAGGTCAGGGACGTGATGAATTTCAGGTTCCCGTCCTCGGCCATCGTACCAAAGGCCAGCGCCGCAAGGTTTAAGGCTTCCTGCTGGTTCGTACACCCGGCAATATCCGCCACAATGGAGTCAATGACCTGTTTCTGGGTAGCCCCGCCGTTCTGCCACGAAGTGAACAGTTCCTGTGTTTTTGTGGAGAACATCCCGATGGACTCCCCGATGGTTCCGTCCACCAGACGGGTGGTGACCTCATTGATGGCATCGTTAACCTTATCAAGGTTGTATGCGCCGTTCTTCAAACCATTGTCCAGCAGCTGGAAATACTCCGAGGCAGAATAACCTGCCTGTGCGAATTTACCCGCATACTCAGAAAGGTTATCGCCCAGTTCGTTGGTCTTATCCAGACCATTCTGGGTACCCACCACGATGTAGTCCATCGCTTCCTGCGCCGTCAGGCCGTACTGCTGCATCAGAGAATTGACACCCCGGAGGGTTTCATTCATGTCAATCCCGTATAGTTCCTCCAGAGTGATCGCCTGCTGGGTCAGGTTGGTGAGATCCGTTTCGCTCAAATCTCCAAGGTTCTTTTTGACCATCAGAACCGCATTGGCCACGGCATCCATGCTTTCCCCGACACCGGAGGAATACACGTTTTTAATGACATTTGCGGACTGCTCCGCTGCCTGTCCCGTCTCGCCAAAGTAGGCATTCACCTTTGTCACGGCGCTCTCGGTATCCGTATAGGCGTCCAGTGCCTTATCGCCGATTTCCTGTATCTTATCGCCCACAGCGGACAGCTGATCCGCCGCCTGCATCAGCGCAGCGCCCTTGGTATTTTCCGCAATCTGCCCCACATCGTCCGCTGTATTTTCCGCAGCGTCCCCGGCCTCGTTCAGCTGCTGGATCAGGTTTTGGATCGCCTGCCCGTCATCCACGGTATCCAGAGCGTCTGTCAGCTGGCGGATGTCGGCTTTCCCTCCTGTGGCGGACTTCCCAATCTTCTCAAGTGCTGTCCGCAGTTGATCAGAATTCGCCGTCCCGTTTTTAATCGCCGAAGTCAGCCGACTGCCAAGGACATCCGCATAGTCATCGACTTCCGTCCCCGTAGCGGCAAACAGCTTTTCCAGCCGTGCGGTGTTCTGGGAGAGGGCATCCTGCTCCGTCTGCAAATCAGAAAGGTCAGCCTTATATTTGTTTAGCTTCCCACGGGTTTCCTCAATCTCTCGCTGGAACGCCTGATATTTATTCGCTCCAATATCCCCACGGGCAAAGGCTGCGGCCACCTGCTCTTGTGCGGCTTCCAGTGCCGACAGCTTTTCCTCGGTCTGGCTGACTGCCTGCGCCAGCAGTTCCTGTTTCTGCGCCACCAGCACCGTATTGGAAGGATCGAGTTTTAAGAGCCGGTTTACATCATTTAAGGCAGACTGCGTTTTCGTGATGGAAGAATTGACGCTCTTTAATGCTTTGTCAAGACCAGTGGTATCGCCGCCGATCTCCACTGTGATACCCTTAATCCGGTTCGCCACAACCCTCACCTCCTTAAAAATGGGCGTAAAAAAAGCCGGATCATCTCCGAGCATAAAAAAAGCACCGATTATTGCTAACCGATGCTATGTAAAAACAAAATTATTTTTTTAACTGAAGGCCATCTTTAAATGCCTCGCCAACTCTTTCAGTGACCTTATAGTAGCCATGCGTATATGGATCAAAAGCGATGGCATTCACTTTTGAAATGTTAACTTTATCACCATCCATCACTTTTTCATCAGCGGTCGTATTTACAACCTTTCCAATAACTCCACAGCCATATTCTCCATCTTGGTACTCTATAAATTCACACTCCATGCACAGCGGGAATTCCTGTATAATAGGCGCATCCACATGTTCTGATTTGATGGCAGTCAATCCGCTGTTTTCAAACTTTTTCAATGTTTTATTCCCGGATTCCACGCCAAAATAGTCCGCTTCCACCACATGAGAAGCGTCTGCGATACTGACTGTAAATGCTTTACGTGCTTTGATATTCTGAACAGTTTTGTGTGATTCTGTCAGATTCAGTACAACATGGTTTCTTTCCTGCATAGTGCCCCATGCGGCATTCATCACATTTACACTACCGTCTTCATTATAGGTAGCCACCATAAGTACAGGCATCGGGAAAATAGCTTCTGTTGTTTTAATATCCTTCCTCATTGTATTAGCCTCCTGTTTTTATTGCCTTCCGGCTAAATCTATGATAACATAGCACCGATATAATTAAAAGTACCCACATAAATGTAAGGTACTATCTTAGAGGTAAGTTAAATGAGTAAAAAAGATATTGAAAACGCAAATTTTGAAGATACCGGTTATAGTTATACCCTTTCACTGATAGCAGGAAAATATAAGCCTATCATCCTTTACTGCCTGATGGAATATGAACCTGTCCGTTTCAATGAAATGCAGCGTTATTTAAAGAAGGTATCTGATAAAACCCTTAGCCAAAATCTAAAGGAACTGGAAGCCGACAATTTAATCATCCGCAAAGTATATCCACAAATCCCGCCCAAAGTAGAATATTCCCTGTCAGATAAAGGACATTCCCTTATGGTAGTACTGGATCAATTATGCGTATGGGGTATGGAGCATCGCAACCAATAAAAGAGAGTTGAAGTATCAGCTTGTTTTTGTAAACAAAACTGATACTTCAACATTTTTTAAAACTTGTCGAAATCTTCCTGAGTGGCAAGTCTTTTATATTTCACGCCGTCATTGGATTTTTCTGTCCACATATCCAGTACCAGCCCAATCGTGAGCAGATCCAAATCCCGGATAGAAATCCCCAGTTCCACACTCCGCAGAAGGAACAGCGGCGTGGTCATTTCCCGCTCACTTCTGCCAATCTTTTTTTTGACGTTATATCCGTCACAAGGTTCTCACCCCACAGTTCCAAAATCTGCGGCAGCACTTCATAAATGGAGAACATATCAAACTGATCCAGCCAGTCTTCAATATTCGCTGGTATGCTGTTGTCCGCATGGTAGGCCATCACATAGGCCACGTTCTCGAAGATCTCCAGATCCTCAATCTGCAGCTCCTCGCCGTTTTCCGTTTTACCTTTATAGGATTTTTCCAGCTTGGACAAATCCTTGAAAATATCCCTCTTGAACTTTGCCCGGTACAGGCGAGGGATCGTGGCAGAGGAACGGAAGGGAACCTTTTTCCCACTGATTTCTATCTCACGCTTGATCATACGCTACCTCCCTGACCACTTGTTTCTTCCGGTTCCTCCTCGGTAGGAATATACACAGTCTTATACCAATTCGCATAAGTACCGGCATCTGTGGTATCGCCGGTTCTGGCCTTCACCAGCCCATCGGAACGGGGATCGGCCGTGATCGACAGCGTCTCCGTACCCGGCTCAATCGTATCCTCCTTCGTCTCCGACTCGATAGACGGACGGGAGGCAGAACAGTTATACAGCACATGTCGGATGGCATTCACGTCCCCGTCAAATTCAAAGAGCAGGGCAAATTTTACGCTCTCACCGACACCGCTGTTTTCGACCAATACCCCTTTCGCATCCAGCTTCTCCTGCAAAATCTCCGTGCGGAACCACTCCGGAATCAGGGCAATCTCCAGATCACCGCTGTAACCGTTATTGGTCACACTGCGGAAATATACGATACCGTCTGCATAGAAGGGACTGGTTTCGCCCTCCGCATCCAAGCTGATACTTACTGCGCCGGGGATTGCCTTTGGCTCCGCATACGAAAAGGTAATCGTACCATCGGAATCCGTCTCGGTCAGTTTTGCGGCATGGACATTTTTCAGGTTATACTTAACCTTGTTTCCCATAATAATCAAACCTCCATTTCAAACGAGTAGAGGACTTCATAGAGCTTTTCGCTCTCGATCCAGACCTCTGTTTTGTCATAAAAAATACCGTGTATATCCAACACGGTTTCCAGCTTCTGTTCCACAGCCAGATCCTTGCTGTCTGTGTACAGTTCAATATTCACACTGCTGACCTTCAAATAAACTTTTCCGTCTGCAGAAAAGTTGTCGCTCTGGGGTAGAAGGTAGCAAATAAAGGGAGGATCGGGAGATTCCCCTTCCGCAAAGTGATCATAAGCAAACGGAATACCTGTCTCCTCCAAAAGTTTCACCAAATCATCCATTCGTCAGGCTCCTTTCAATCTCACGCTCCAGCTGTTCGATACCTGCTTCTTCCGCAGCGGCGATATGAGGCCTTGCGGCTACCCGGCCACCTCCACGCTTCGCATGGCCATGCTCCAGCAGGTGAGCGATCTGATACCGGTTCCGGGAATGTACCGTCACCTGCAGAGCGTTGGCGCTTTCCTTTGTGGTCTTCACCGCCCAGCTTTTCGCATAATCTCCGGTATCCCTTGGTGCGCTGGCTTCAATATCTTTCCGGACGGTCGTGCCCACCTTTTTCACCGCTTCCTTCATATCCTCTGTGGCCAATTCTGCATACTCGTTCAGCTGTTCCATCACAGCAGCGGAAAGCTGGCTGATCGGGATTTTCCTTCCCATCGCTACCGCCTCACTTTCTCACAGGACAGTTTGATACTCTTGCGCCTGAAATTCATGTGATCCACAGCGGCGATATTGTAAAGTTCACCGTTGACCTCCACACGGAAATGGGTAGAATCGATCTCCGCCGCTTTCTTGCACCAGCGGATCGTAAAATCAATGCTGGAGTCATCCACCACCATCCCGGCATCCGTTTGCTCCTTACCAGCTTCGCCGCTGACGGTCGCATAGCAGGTATAGAAAGGTTGCCACTCATTCCGGTGGTTTCCAATGGCATCGGTGATCACCGTATTCTTGGATATAAAAATCCGTACATTCAAAAGTTCGATGTTCATCAGAAAGCCTCCTTCCTCGAACCAAACAGGAGGGAGCGGAGTGTCAGAGTTAACTCATGGTGATCCGCTTCCTCCCGATGTTCATAAAAATATGCAACCGCATACATGACCGCTGTTTTTACTTTCCCATCAGCACCCAGATCGGCCTCCCCATCTATCCGGAGGACATCCCTGCAAAGTTGCTCTGCTGTAGTAATAAAGCCCGTAATCAGCTGGTCATCGTCTTCGTAGTCTACTCGGAGATACTGCTTCATCTCTTCCAAAGTAACAATCACAGAAATGCCCCCTTATACAAAAATCAGATTACTCAGTTCCACTACCGGAAGGTGTACTTGCCTTCAGCTTCAGGATCTGCACTGCTTCCGGCAGGATCAGCTTGCCATCCACACGTTCCTTCGCCACGTAACCAATCATGCCGTTTCCAGCGAACAGTTCACGCAGTTCAGAAAAAGAACGGGTACCACGGTCACCGATGTTGTAATATTTGTAATCGCCAAAGGCAATCGCATCTTCCGGAGCATAAGCAGAGGTATGCACTGCATAGCCCAGTACCCGATCCGGCTCACCGGCCTGATAGGACGGCTGCCAAATATAGGCTCCGTTATTATCCTTCAGTTTCCGCAGGGAAGAGAGCGTTTTATCATTCATAATGAATGATGCCTTCTTACGATACGGACGCTTCAGGGCGTAAACAAGATCCAGCATATCGTCCGATTTAATCGCTGCAGTTAAGGTTCCGGCCACCGTACCACCGCCGGTCGCTGCAAAGAGGCCCAGCGGTTTTCCGGTTCCGTCCCCGTTGAGGAAAGCGTCCTCTTCGGCATTACCCAGCGCCTTTCCGAACTGATCCAGAATGTAACCTTCCAGATTAAAGGCGTTATCATAGAGCAGCTCCTCCGTTACCTTGATCGCCACATGAAGTTTGTGAGCATCCAGCAGGATCTGGCTGAAGGTTGCATCCCCAAACGTAAGAGCGCCGCCCTCTTCAATCCAGCTGGCGGCGGGTTTCGTTGCGGCAATATTGATCTTGTGTTCCCCGGAAGTGGTGATGATCGTGGCCAGACGGCGCATGATATTTTCTTCCGACAGGGTATCGATCAGACGACGGTCATACTCTTCCGGCACCAGATACCCGCCATCCGCATCCACGCCTTCCTGCAGGATATTGGACACACGCTTGAAATTGGAACGGAACGCATCCAACATGGCTTTGCGGTATTCATCGGAAGCACGTCCAGTCTTCGGTTCCTCACCCCTGCCACTGCCCGGTTTGGAAGTCAACGGCTGGTTCACCGGGCGGTTCAGTTCCGCTTCCAATGCTTCCTGACGCTCCAGACGGGCGATCTCTTTCCCAAGATCGTTGATCTCCTGCTCCATCTGGGTATAGGTGGCATCGTCTTCCGCAGTCAGTGTCCCTTTCTCCGTGCGATGGGATTCCAGAAAGGCTTTTGCAGCCTCCCATGCCTTATTACGCTTCTCACGCAGTTCTAAAATAGTCATAGTCTTTTACCTCCATTACAAATGTTGTTTGATCAGGTTCAGACGCTCCATCAGGGAATCGACCGAGCGCCCGATTTCTTCCGGTTGTTTCTGGATACGGCATTTTGCCGCCAGCTTGTTCATCAGGGAATTCGTGACCGCCGCACGGGAGAACATCATGGGCGCTCCCGTCACAGCCAGATTCTCGTCTTCCTCGGTGTCCTCAGATGCCCGTTTCAAAATGTCATCTGCAAAGCCCAACTCCACCGCACTATGGGCGTCCATCCAAGTTTCCGCATCCATCAGATGGGAAAGTTTGGCACGGGACAGTCCAGTTTTGATCTCATAGGCGTTGATGATGCTCTCCTTCACCTCCGAGAGCATACTGATCGCTTTTTCCATCTCAGCGGTATCCCCAAAGGCAACCGTGCAGGATTGTGGATCATCATCATGGATACCGGAGAAACCAGCACTCTCGTTCCAGCCATTGCAATAACTGAAGCAGCGCTTGCGGCGATGCCGTCTATTTTCACCGTGACATTTCCGGGATAGTCCATCAGCATGTTATAAATCTGGGCTGCTGCCACGCAGTCTCCGCCCGGAGAGTTGATCCACACTGTGATATCCCCACTGCCGGAACACAGTTCTTCTTTAAAAACCTGCGGCGTAACGTCATCATCAAACCAGCTTTCCTCTGCGATGGTGCCGTTTAGGAACAGCGTCCTCTCCTGTATCGGCTCCTGTGTCTCCTGATTCAGAACCGTCCGGTTCTTCCACTTCCAGAACTTCTTCATCGGATTCTTCCTCCTTCCCGCCGCCACCGGCAGCGAATATTCCCGCATCCTCCAGCTTCGTCATGTTTCCATTGATCAGGTACAGGTCGCCGCCCTGCTCAGCCGGGATACGGTCAAGATTTTCAAGTTCCCGGATGTCATTGGCGCTCATCCAGCCGTTCTGGCGGGCTGTGGCATAGCCATTCATCCTGCTCTGGTAATCTCCACGGAGCAGACCATCCACGTTAAACTTGACAAAATAAGCAGCCTTCTCCGATTCCGTGAGAAGCACACGATTGATAGACTGTTCCCAACGGACAATCCACGGTTCCAACGTGTATTTCACGAACTCCAAAGACTGCTGCTCAATATTAGAAAAGCTCGACTTTTCCAGATCCCCGACCATGTGTGGTGGTACCCTGAAAATTCGAGCAATCTCATCAATCTGAAATTTTCTTGTTTCCAAAAACTGTGCCTGTTCCGGGGAGATGGAGATTGGCGTATACTTCATTCCTTCCTCCAGAACAGCGACCTTATTGGAATTCCGGCTCCCTCCGAAGGCTTCGTTCCAACTGTCCCGTACCTTGGCCGGATCTTTCACCGTTCCGGGATGTTCCAAAATCCCGCCGGGTGTTGCGCCGTTGGCGAAGAATTTCGCCCCGTACTCCTCACAGGCAATGGCCATACCGATAGCGTTCTTCGCCATCGCAATGGGGCTGTAGCCCACAAGGCCATCAAAGCCCAATCCGGGGATATGCAGTACATCCGTAGGCTTTAAAATCACCGTCCCGCTTTTCATGGTAGGCGCATCGGAATCCGACACCAGATAACTGTAATACAGATGCCCTTTTTCATCCCGATCCACGGTCATGCGGTTCGGCATCAGGGGATACAGCCCCAGCACCTGCCCTTTCCCATTGCGGATGATCTGCGCATAGGCATTCCCCCAAAGAAGCAGATGCGTCATCAGCGTTTCCCGGAACACGAACGAGGTCATTTCCGGGTTTGGCTCGTCATGCAGAATCCGGTACAGCGGATGGTCAACCGCCTTTTCCTTGCTGCCGTCTTCCCGGTATTTGTATAGGTGAACGGGTAATCCCGCAATGGACTCAGAGAGAATCCGCACACAGGCATACACCGCTGTCATCTGCATGGCTGACCGTTCATTCACGTTCTTCCCGGAAGTGCTGCCGCCAAAGAAAAAGCGGTAGGCACTGCCGGAGGTACTGTCCTTCGGCTTATCCCGTGACCGGAACAGCCCTGATAAAATTCCCATAAAGATCACGCTCCCTTCTATATAAAGAGGATTCCTCTCTCGTCATACACACTGGTGGATGGGGTACTGCGGATACAGCGGTCAAGCCCCATGATCAGGGCCACGATGCCGTCAATCTTTTCCACCGACCGCTCCTTATCCGGCTTGATATTCCCGGCCGGGTCCTGGCGCATCACCACGTTCTGGGCCATCCATTTGAGAACCGGATTCCCGTCGTGGATGATATTTCCTTCCATCAGCAGCTTATAAAGTTCCTTGGACGGAGGGGACATATCCTTAAAGCCCTGCCCGAAGGGAACCATCGTAAATCCCATATCCTCCAGGTTCTGCACCATCTGCGTGGCATTCCAACGGTCATAGGCAATCTCGATGATGTGATACTTCTCTCCCAACTGCTCGATAAACCGTTCAATAAATCCGTAATGGATCACGTTCCCTTCCGTGGTGAGGATGTATCCCTGACGCTCCCACACATCATAGAGGACATGATCCCGGCGGCAGCGCAGTTCCAATGTTTCCTCCGGCAGCCAGAAGAAGGGGAGGACAATGTATTTCTCCTCTTCCGTCCTCGGTGGAAACACCAGCACCAAAGCCGTGATATCCGAGGTGGAGGAAAGGTCAAGCCCCGCAAAGCAGTCCCGGCCCAAGAGTGAGGCGTAATCAATCTTCTGATTTCCCCGGTCGTAGATATGCTCCGGTATCCATGCCACGGCTGAATTTGTCCAGATGTTCAGCCGCAGCTGCTTGAACACGTTTTCCTCTGCCGGGTTATCCAGCGCCTCCCGGTAAGCGTCCCGGACACGGTCGATGCTGATGGTGTATCCCAAAGACGGGTTCGCTTTATACCAGTTCTTCTCATCATTCCAATCGTCCTCATCACTTAGGCCATAGATAACTGGATAAAAAGAATGGTCGGCTTTCCGACCGTTCATGATATCCAGTGCCTTGGTATGCAGTTCATAACAGATGCTTTCTTTATCCGTCCCGGCCGTAGTGATAATAAAAAACAGCGGCTGCTCACGGGCGTCACCGGAGCCTTTTGTCATGACGTCATAGAGTTTCCGGTTCGGCTGGGCGTGGATCTCATCAAAGACGAGGCCGGAAATATTAAGGCCATGCTTGGTGCCAGTTTCAGCGGACAGCACCTGATAGAATCCGGCGTTCCGGTAATTGACGATCCGCTTCGTGGCCGCCGCAATCTTCGACCGCTTTAGAAGCGCCGGACATTTCTCCACCATCCGCTTTGCCACATCAAAAACGATAGACGCCTGACTCCGGTCATTGGCGCAGCCATATACTTCCGCACTGGCCTCGCCATCCCCATAGAGAAGATACAGAGCAATGGCAGCTGCCAGTTCCGACTTTCCGTTTTTCTTCGGGATCTCCACATAAGCGCTTCGAAACTGCCGCTTCCCATCCGCTTTCACGATGCCAAAAATATCCCGGACTATCTGCTCCTGCCACGGAAGCAGCAGGAATGGTTTCCCATCCCATTTGCCCTTCGTGTGTTTCAGGTTCTGGATAAAAGCGACCGCATGATCTGCCCGCTTCGCATCATAATGGGAAGTGGGGAGCATGAAGGGGGAGGGTGTGTATTGAAAACCCATCAGCAACCGCCCCCTTCCAGCAGTTTCTCCATCTCATCTTCTTCATCACTGTTTTCACCGCCAACGATCCGGCTCCTGGCCGATGGGGTTAGGCCAAACTGTTCACAGAACTTCAGCATGATCTTCATATTGGTCTGGGCGATAGATACCTGCGGCACCTGCTGCAGATAGCCATTTGGCGTCCGCACCATCGAACCATGCTGGGTCAGGAATTCCTCCGCTTCCTTCCAACGGGCATAAGCTTGGCAGTACCCGGCAAAGGCAGCCATATCCATCTCGGTCAGAAGCCCCATCTGCTCCAGCACTTTCGCCATGCGTTTCCACTCCTTTTTCGCCTCATCCTCCAGCCACGAAGGACAGCGGGGAGCCTTCTTCTCTGGCTTTGGTTCTTTCGTATTTAAAGGCCGACCGCCCGGATTGCCCTCCAGCATCTTCAGTGCTGTCGGCTTTGGTTTCCTGCCTCTCTGTGCCATCGCTCCCACCTCCTTAAAAATGACAAGAAAAAAGGACTTCTTGCGAAGTCCCTGATCCTAATTACTGATTAATCTCCTTAATATTGCCTTTTTATATATTTCTCCTGTTCCGATGGATAATTGCAAGAATCTCTTCCTGTTCTTTGCCATCCACATCTATACTCTCTAATGCCTCTCTAGTTCCACAATCTGGACAAATCAGCGTTTGATTATCCTTTCTGGAAATAGCAGGCGGCTCATGGTAAGCCTTCCCGCATCGTGGACAGATTTTAATCCGTGTAATATTCATTTCTTTCATGACATATCCTCCTGCTATTTCTGATCGCTTCTGCTAAGTATCTACTGTCAAATCCAAAACTTCTATAGCCGCTTAGACACGTTTGCATATAAAAATCACTCGGCACTCCAAATGGTCTTTCCTCGTGCATGATGTACACGAAAGTTTTCCGCATCCTAATCTTACCACTCCGTATTCCCTTGATCGGAAGCAGCATATCTTTTTTGTAATAAAAAGTGGGAAAACCTTCATAGCGATCCAGTGCCAACTCGTCCTCTGCGCTTACTTCCCATGCTGCAACCGGAACACGGCTGCCTTCCTTTGGCTCAATCGTCAGGTAAGACCCTGTCTTGCTTCCCTTAAAAAGCAATTCATAATCCGGGATCTCGGAAGTACCGATAATCCGTGCGGATGGGCAACGCATCCGCATTTGCCGAATGTTCAAGTTGCTGCCATAAGCAATGTAATATCTTTTTTTCATTTTGGTATCCGTCCTTTCCGAAGGGGTTACCCTTCTACCACCTTAAGACCGCCGAAGCGGTCAGTGAAAAGGTGGCAGGAGGCTAACTCCTGCGGTTCCTTCAAGCAGCGTCCCTGCCTCTCCTGAAGGCGGTGTCTCCTGCAAGTCTCTTGGTCAGGATCTCCCTTGCGGTTTTAAATTCATCCCCGATAAATCCCAGCCGGAGGAGCCAAGTCCGCATAGCGTATTTTGGATTCTCGTTCTGCTGCGGTTTCGGGCTGGCGGTTTTTACCATCTTAGCCATTTGGCTCAGCGCAAGGCAAAGTTGGATGTAACTTTTCAGCTGTCCGGCATGAAGCCCGCCCCTGCGATCTCCGCTTGGAGCATCAAATTGGAAGAGCCGGAATTCGACTGTCCCTTTTGTAAAAGTCGCATGGTAGTTCAGCATATGATAGCGGCTGTCGTTGTAGTGATGGCTTCTGCCGTAGTTGGCGTTGTGGCTTCCGTACCAGATGTCAGCAAGCTGTGTCATCGTGGTGGGTTTTCTCCGGTTGAGTTGCTCCAAAAACCGTGGATCGACCGTTCGGCAATAGCGCCTCATCCGGCCCCGATCAAGGTTCAAAGCATCTGCGATCAGGCTTTCGTGGCTTGCCATGATGTTTGCCAAGTTGCGGAGTGTCTGCGGGGTATGCCCCTTGGCTCCGATGTGGATGTGAACACCACAGCCTCTGGTGGCATCGCTCTTTGCTCCTGCGTGGCGAAGCTGCCGAATCAGTTCCTGCAGCGTTTCCATATCCGAGTAGATCAGGATCGGGGTTACCATTTCGCATTTCTCGCTTTCCAGACCTTCAATGCTGACATCCTTCTGGAATTTCCATTCCCGGCCCTGTTCATCCCATGCTGACCAAGTGCTGTATCCGTTGCGACCTGCCGTATTTTCATACCGGCGGGTTCCAAAATATCTGGCTGCCACCTTTGCGGCTTTCTCTCTGGTGATGTTGTTCATTTCCACCTCAACCCCGATGGTCTGTTTCTTCATTTCCTCAATCTGCCTTGCAACTTTCTCATTCATCGTAGAATCCTCCGTTTCGTTTTGTGTGTTTTCCCTTTCGGTAGTACACATATTCGCTCTGAAGGCCGATAATAGCAAGTCAATTCTGAGGGATATCCTGCACAATCTTTTACGGAAAAATTTGTGTATTTTACAGCTGGTTTTTGCTGTCCAAACCTGCTGCCGCAAGCTGCATCCCAAGTCGGAATCCATATTTGAAACTCTCTTTTATCTGAAAGCGCTCTACTTCAGAATTGTTATCCAGAAGCCGTTCCAAAACACTTTTCCCAACTTCGTCCAGCAGCTTTTGAAGATACTCGATATCTTCACATATCTGGTCGCTGTACTTTTCGATCTCCGGAGGCTTCTCTACCTGTCTTTCCCAAGGGACGATTCTGCCAAAATACAGCTGATCAATAATATCTTCTTCCATCTCAGACGGCCTCGCTTTCCTGTCCAGCCATCTGGGCGGCTTTCACAGCCGCACGTTTTTCCTTCTGGGCAATGCTGAATTTTTCTGCCTCCTCTTTTGTCCGGAAAGCTGTGTGCCCTTTCAGCCCAGCCAGCAGAGCCTTCCTCGATTCCTTATTTGCCGCACCGGCCATGCCCAGCTGCACCAGCCAAATGCGAAGATAATATTTTTCATTTTCTTCTACCACCGGAGTGGTACTGACTCTCTTGGCTTCTTTCGCTTTTTTGATCATCTTCGCTGCCAGTTCAGCGTATGCTTTATTCTTCATACTGTCTGGCGAAAGGGGAAAGGCAAAGGTTACTTTTCCATCTTCCACCGTAAGGCCCTTCAAGCCCTCGCTGTCTGCTGTCAGAAGTGTCTGGAAAACCTCGTGGGCGTTCTCCTCCGGAAGCTGCTCCAGCTTTTCAAGCAGGGTATCGCTGACCACAAAGGTCTCATACCGGGTGATCCGATTGAGCAGGTATGCCCGTGCGTGAATCATGGCAAGTAAGTTTTGCAGAAATTTCCCATCTCCGGTATCTGCCGGGATCTCAATTTTCACTTCATCCACAGGGGCTTCCAGATAACCTTTCTCCTGCAAAAACTGTGTCAGGAGATCTTCTCCTTCTTCTGTCTCGCTTGTGATCACACCGTCTCGGTCAATGGTAAGACGGCCCACTGTGTAGGAAAAAGTGGGCGGCCCCACATAGTGCAGTTCTTCTCCTGTAAATTCTGCGATGTCCTGCACCATCTTTCTCCGGTTGTCAGTTTTGGTTTCAATCCTCATTGATTTTGCCTCCTTTGTTTTGGTAGTACATTAATCACTCTAAAAGGCAAAAATAGCAAGTCCTATTTCTCATTTTGCTAAGATATTTAAAACAAAGGAATTTCCTCTGCGTCCTGAGAAATCTGTGCATAGGGGATTTTGTCACCATCCCGAAGAACATAGACCTGAGCGGCAGAACCAGCTTTCTCCAGATACCTTTTTACGATCACATCGCAGAACTTCTCATCCAGTTCCACCCCATAGCAGATCCTCCCAGTCTCTTCGCAGGCGATCAGGGTAGAGCCAGATCCGAGGAAAGGGTCTAAAACAATGCAGTTGCTCATACAGGAATTCTGGATCGGATAGGCCATCAGCGCCACCGGCTTCATGGTCGGATGATCCTTGCTGGACTTCGGACGGTCATATTCCCAGATGGTGGTCTGCTTCCGGTCGGAGTACCACTGATGCTTCCCGCCAACCTTCCATCCAAACAGGCATGGCTCGTGCTGCCACTGATAGGGAGACCGTCCCAATACCAAAGCGTTCTTCTTCCAGATACAGCAGCCAGACAGATAAAATCCGGCATCATGGAACGCCTGCCGAAAAATCAACCCTTTGGAATCCGCATGGAACACATAGATGGATGCATCGTTCTCCATGTTCTGTTCCATATTTACGAAAGCGGCGAATAGGAATTTATAGAAATCCTCATCCGGCATATTGTCGTTCTGGATCTTACCAGCGGTCTCTTCCACATTTACATTGTAGGGTGGATCGGTCAGAACCAGATTGGCTCTCCGACCTTCCATGAGTTTCGTGTATGTCTCCGGAAGGGTGGAGTCTCCACAGATCACACGGTGTCTGCCTAAGAGCCAGATGTCACCTTTCTGAGAGACTGGTGGATTTTTTAACTCTTGCTCCACATCAAAATCATCTTCTTTGATGTCCTTGTTATGGACTTTGGAGAAAAGCTGCTCAATCTCCGGAGCCTCAAAGCCCGTCAGATCCGTATTGAAGTCCACGCTCTGCAGATCGACCAGAAGATCAGCGAGGAGCTGCTCGTTCCACGCACCCGTGATTTTGTTCAGGGCAATGTTCAGAGCCTTCACCTTATGCTCATCTTCGATATGAACCACGACACACTGAACTTCTGTATATCCCAAATCCTTCAGCACGGTCAGACGCTGGTGGCCTCCGATCACGGTCATATCGTAGTTGACGATAATTGGTTCCACATAGCCAAACTCCAAAATAGAGTTTTTAATCTTCTCATATTCCTTATCCCCGGCTTTCAGTTTTTTACGGGGATTGTATGCCGCCGGACGCAGAGCGTCCACGGACAGAGTTTTCCATTCCATCGCACTCATGCCTGTACCTCCTTGCGATCTGCGGGGCCGAAATAAGGCTCCCGACCTTCTTCTTTGCGCCAGAACCGATCCCGTACATAACATTCATGGGAGCAGTACCGGCGGTTCTTATTTCCATATGACCGGAATGTTTTTCCACAATAAGCGCAGGTGGCTTCATAATAAGCGCTTTCCTTACGCTTAATGGCTTCCGGGTGAGCCGACCACCACTCCCGCCTACATTTATCGGAGCAGAACTTCCTCTTCCTGCCAGTGGAAGGCTGAATTAATTCTTTGCCGCAGCAAAGACATGCCGTCCCACTTTCCATCTGTTCCTTCACATTCAAAACAAGGGCAGAGGCGTATCCATCCAGCCCGTGGCTTTTACAATAGTTCCGGACAGTATCTCTGGACAGCCCGACAGCGGAAGCAATGGATTTATATCCAGCGCCCCTAAGCCGTAATTCCCGTATCTGTTTTGCCTGAAAATCCGTCATTGCTTCACATCCTTTCGCTAAATGGTTCCAAAAGAAAAAGCCGGAAAACCCACCTTTGCGGATAAGTTTCCCAGCCTAAAATTTAACTTTTTGGCAAATGATATTTTGTTTGTCAGGCAGCTCAGATGCAGGAAATCCGCATCTTTTCTCGCCGCCTGTCAAAAATTTTTCGTATTTTCTTCGCCCCGGCAGGTATCCCCCCTCTTTAATTTCGCAAAAATTCACGTTTGAGGGGGCGCCGGTCTTTTGGCAGCGGAGTCACAGAGATTTCGACCGCCCCTCCGGGTAGTGAAATTCCTCATATCTGTCCTCTGTCATCGTTTTAGAATCGTGGCAGGATTTGCAAAGAGCCTGCCAATTGTCCCGATCCCAGAATAATTTCCGATCCCCTCGGTGAGGGATGATATGATCCACGACTGTCGCCTTCACATAACGTCCTTTGGCAAGGCACCTCACACAAAGAGGATGGGAGTGCAGGTAAACAGCCCGTGCCTTCTGCCAGCGGCTCCCGTATCCTTTCTCGGCTGTGGTCTTCCTGTCGTGTTGATGCAGGAGTTTGTGTTCCTCACAGTACATGGTGCCGTAAGGAACCAGCCTGCCACAGCCCGGATGCTTGCACGGGGTGTTCGGCCTACGTGGCATGGTACCCACGACCTCTCCGGTTCCGTTCCACCACCCGATCAATGCCACGGATCGCACCGTCCTCGTCACCTGCCAGAATCTGTCCCTTGATCGTGCGGTACTGCTGCACGGTCAGTTCCGGTTTCTTTTTCTTCAGATATGCCAGTGCTGCCCGCATCTTCTCTGTATCCATACGCTTCCACTCCCTTCTATGTACAGACGGGTGAAAGGATAAAGCCCCGCCCGGCCACGAAAAAAGGGCCTGAAGTTTTCGCTCCAAGCCCTCGTCTTATTTTGGCAATTCTAATGATAGCACGGTAAATCTAAAAAAACAGTACACCTTTAGTAAACCAAATGGCAAAACCCCTCTATGTAGATACCAATGTTCATGATATAATAACGATGTCGGGATGAGATTGGAGATAATGATGAGTGAAAAGAATTATTGGAAGCTACAGAAATTTTCTATTTTTTATACCTACTACGCCTTCATTGATTCACAGGACTATCTAGCTGACCAGCTTTTTGTAAAGCATAAAGTTAAAGTGGATTTTGGAAAAGAGTATTGTCACAAAGGATCGAATTACTTAGTAATTTTTTGTAAAGTAAGGAAAACCAAAGAAAAAGAATTCATCCAAGCTCTAGAAGAATTAGAAAACAAAATGTTATTAATGGGTCACAGGGATTATCCTAGTTTTTGTGCTGATATAAAGGAAAAAATCGAGAATCCATAAATCTATGAAATCACATCTTTTTCTGGAGGAATATTGTGAAAGCTACTGAGGTTAAGAAAACATTATTACAGCAAATACAGGATTATCTGACTGGATTAATATCAAAAGAAGATTATGCTATAATCGCCGAAGAATACTATTCTTCTTATGGAAACATTATTAAAGGAACGGAATTTTATGAAATTTTTTCTGATAATATCCCTGATTGTTGTCTCGTTAACGTAGATGAGCCAGGGGATGATGACAAGAAAGAGTATTGCTTTCATAAAATTCTTGAAGAAACCTATGATAAGTTAAAGCGTGTACTAGACTGAATATAATTCAAATAATCCCTCGTGCTGTATGTGCATGGCTATAAAGCTACACGAGTGGACAGATGGCGTAACCTGTAACCATGCGTGGGCGATTGTAAAGAGGGGATCGTTCCCCTCCGCCATACTTTATATAACAATGCCCATAGTTTCCATTCGGTTCTATGGGCATTGTCATAAAAAAGTAATTATAAAATAATCAGCGGTATCAATTATATCTCTCCACAGCACCAATCTGTATCTGAAGTGCCTTGGTGACCGCTGCCATAACTCTCATATCCGTGACAGCACCTTTTTTCTCCATAAGACAAGACTTGTCAATGGTGCTGACCTGTTCAGCCAGCGCCATGCTGTTTCTGGCAAGCCCAGTACCGGAGGTCTTCGGAATCAGCACATGGGTGGGAAAGTGCGGCCTTTTGTATGTTCGTGCAGTCAGCGGAATTACCGTAATCACCGGGGAATTCTCATTCGCACGGTTATTGCTGACCACCAGAGCCGGACGGATGCCGCATTGCAGATTACTCTCTGTATCTCTGCCGAAATCCACGAAATAAATATCGCCTCGTCTGCATTCCATCACATCCGCCTCCTCAACTCAGCATATAGGATACCATCTCAGCATCCCGTTTTTCATATAGTTCCTCCAGTTCCCGGATGGCTTTCCGGCGGTTTTTCGCCACCATCGTTCGGGAAATGTGGTAATGCTCACACAGATAATCCCAAGTACAGCCTTTGATCACCATATCCGTCATGAACTCCGGCAGATAACCACTGAGGGTTGAGACCGCAGCCTCAAAGAAACGGATCTCCTCATCCAACATCAGATACTGCTTTTCCAGATGTTCATACCACTCCTGATTGATGCGCTCCATCCGTTCATGGTAGTTCAGGGCAATGGAGGCGGGCTTGTTAGAAATGTTGCTGGTCTGCACCCGCTCTCCCTCCGGGGAATGGAAATTCATGGAGTCGATCATCTCTTTCTCAGAAATACCCTTAAAATTCCGGATCTGATGCTCCAGACAGTTCCTCTCCTTTTTCATCCGGTGATATTCTTTTATGATTTTTTCTATCCTTTCACTCATCATTTACCCTCCAATTCTTGCACGGACAGCTTCAATCAAACTGGACTGCCGCATATCTTTACTCTCCAAAGCCTTCATTACATCCTCGTCATGGGTATCCTTGGTGATGATGTGGTGGATCACCACCGTGTGTTTCTGTCCCTGTCTCCAAAGTCTAGCATTCAACTGCTGGTATAGCTCCAACGACCATGTGAGGCCAAACCAGACAATGGTGCAACCGCCCTCCTGTAAGTTCAACCCGTGTCCGGCAGAAGCAGGATGAATCAGGGCCAGAGGGATCTTCCCAGCATTCCAATCTGTGATATCCTCCGAGGTGTCAATGCGCCGGGCCTGTGGGAACCTCTCCTGAATCCGGGAAAGATCATGCTTGTACCAGTAAGCTACCAGAAGCGGTTTCCCATTGGCCGCTTCCACCAGATCCTCCAGAGCGTCCAACTTCCGGTCATGGATGGGGATGACTTTCCGGTCACCGTTATACACAGCGCCGTTCGCCATCTGCAGAAGTTTATTGGAAAGAGCGCCTGCGCTGACCGCATCCAGTTCTTCCTCTCCGATCTGCACGACCATATCCCGGCAGAAATCCTCATAGATGCTTCTCTCTTTCCGGCTCATCTCCACTTCCACACGGTTATAAATACATTCCGGCATATCCAGATAGTCCACAGCTTTCATGGAAATACAGATATCCGAGATCAGTGAGTAGATTACCTTTTCTGCTCCCTCACGGGGTTTGTAACTGTAAATAATCTCCCGGTTCCGTTTATCCGGTGTAAAGAACCGCTCCCGGTACCCAGTGATAAACCGTCCCAGCCGCTGTCCCATATCCAGAAGATACATCTGAGGCCAGAGATCCAGAAGGGAGTTGGGAGCCGGTGTACCAGTCAGACCGATCACCCGGTTCACCAGCGGCCGTACCTTTTTCATAGCTTTGAACCTCTGTGCCTGATTGGATTTAAAACTGGAAAGTTCATCAATCACCACGGTGTCAAAATCCCAACAATGGTTCTGCACCAGCCAGCTGACATTCTCTCGGTTGATGATATATAAAAACGCCGGACGATCAAGTGCCTCCTCCCGCTGTTTCTGACTCCCAACCACCAGTGAGGCGGTAAGCCCTGTCAGATGCTCCCATTTTTTCAGTTCCTTCGGCCAAGTGTCCGTGGCCACACGCTTCGGGGCAATCACTAAGATCTTCCCAATATCAAAACGGTCAAGTGCCAGTTCCCATAAGGCCGTAAGCGTGATCACCGTTTTCCCAAGTCCCATATCCAGCATCAGACAGCAGACCGGATGATCCAAAATAAAATCCGCTGCGTACTGCTGATAATTATGTGGTCTGTATCTCATCCAAAATTCCTCCAATCATTTCTGTATGATCCACGGTGTAAACACGAAAGCCCAGTGCGGTCAGCTGCCTTGCCCGGTACTGCTGCAGAGGCCGCATGGTCTCTCCCGGTGCTTTCAACTCCACAAAAGCCATCCTTCCACCGGGGAAGAGAACCAAGCGGTCGGGCACCCCATTGAATCCGGGGGAAACGAATTTGACAGCCAGCCCACCACGCTTTTTTACCTCCGCAGCAAACTTCTTTTCTACGATACTTTCCCTCACGAAAATTCCTCCTGTTCCTTTGTGCTGTTCCCTGTACCAAAAATCCTATACGTGCGTACACGCATATACGTGTGCCTATTTCTATATATTTCTTTACCTTTTATCCTCAATATGGTTTTTCTTAGGAACATAGGAACAGGCTATCGCCAAACGCTTGATTTTCAAGGCTTTGTACCTGTTCCCATCCTTTGTTCCTAGAGCTTCTTAGGATACAACGGAACGTTCCCAAGTTAGTCCTCTTGTTCCTTACTCCGCACGAACGTCTTCTGTGTTCCGTAGAGGGGGAAGCGGGTTTTCCCGCTTTTGAGTCCCTGTATCGGCTTCCAGCCGCCGATCTTCATCAGGATGGATTCCACCTCATAGGAGTCCGTCCGTTTCAGGTTCTGCCGCTCTTTTCCAAAACACTCGCACCAGATCTCCATGATGCAGACCTTCTCCCGGCGCACCGTGCCCGCCGTGGGCGCACCATCAAACTCGCTGCCGCCAAGGAAACTTCTCCGCTGGTACAGATCCATCCGATCCCAGTTCGCAGGAAGCAGTGTCTCCAGATACTCTGCGATCACGCCTTCCCGGTCATCGGACTCCATCGCATCCTGCTGCATCACATAGGCGTCCGCTGCCACCCGGCCCTTCAGATACAGTTCTTCACCGTTATGGTAGCGTTCCAGCGCCTCCGCCCAGATCAGATCCACCTCCTGCAGCTCCCACGGGTGGAACCTGCCATGCCCGGACACGTGTACTGGCCAGAAACGCCGGTTCCCGGTGATATCTCTTAAGAACCCTCCCTCGGAATTTGTGCTTCCCACAATGATGCAGGATCTGGGATGGCTCTCCACAGCCACGCCATAGGACTGCCGGAACTTATCATCGGTTCTGGTGACGAAAGATTTCACGGTCTCCACATCCACCTTCTTGATCCCGGCCAACTCTCCCAGTTCCAGAATCCAGTATCCCTGCAGCTTCTCCGCCGCTGTTTTATCTTTCATATCGGAAATGGAGAGGCTGTCCGAATACCACTCCTTCCCCAGCAGGGCAAACAGGGTGGATTTCCCGATCCCCTGCGGGCCGTTCAGCACAAGGATAGAGTCGAACTTGATCCCCGGCTCATACACTCTGGCTACCGCAGCGGTGAAAGTCTTTCTGGTAACCGCCCGGACATAGGGTGTATCTTCCGCACCCAGATAGTCGATCAGGAGCGTATCCAATCGTTCTGTCCCATCCCACTGCAGGGTGGAGAAATATTCTTTGATGGGATGATAGAGCCGCTCCGCAGACACCACTGCAAGAAGGGCATCCTTAAACTTGGTCGGTGACCAGATCCCATAAACCCGTTCAAAATACAGCTTGGCGCAGGAAATATCTGTATCACCCCAGCCGGGCTTCACCTGCCGCCACGGAAGCGGGCCGATCACGTCCACCATGCTTTTAAATTCATTGAAGACAATGTTCTTCAGCTTCGGATCGTACCGGAGAATCAGGGCAATGTTCGTCAGGGTATCTTTTACTTTTCCCTGCTTATCCAGTTCCAGAAGGGTCTGCCAGTTTTCGCCGTCTTCTTCCGTAAACTCCGCCTGCGCCGCCTCCGTCCGCTCCTTGGCAAGCTGCTCTTTCACCCGGTGATCTTGGATGACAAACTCCTGCATGGCTTTAAAGGATGGCAGCTTCGCCGGATCGGTATCCTCACTTGTTTTTGCATCTAAGGCTCCAAATTTATGGATACGGACAACATCGAAAGCGTTCATCAGCTTCCCGCAGGCCGGATCGGTGGCATGGTGACTGTAGGCAAAACGGTCTTCGTAGGTCACAACACCTGCCTGTGAGTCAGCGGGGATGTAATCGTACCGGCCGGACATGGCGCTGTGTTTATACACATCCGGCAGGAAAGTATCGATTGCCTCCGTGATACTGTAAGCCCGGCAGAAAGCTCCCACCATGCCCGGTTTTTCCAGCGGATCGGCCTGCTTTTTCATGTCCCGGCGCACAATCGTCTGCTGCCGTTTGGAAACAGGCCACTCTGCTGTGTTGTGCCAATCTGTATATTTTGCCAGAACCGCATCCGGATCGAGCAGGTCTCCCGTGATCTCCCGGAACACGAATTCCCCATCGGAAGAGGTGGATGGCCAGTACATCAGCCTGCTCGGTTCATAGGTGGTATCATCAAATAGTTCAATCCCGATTTCTTCCGCTACTTTTCTGGAGACGGCGCAGTATTCATCCGGCGTCACCTCACGGGACAGAGGGATGATAAGACGGAGCCTCGGCTTTTCCGGGGTGTGCTTATGGGTGGAGTATACATAGCACTGGAAGGAAAAGAACATCTCGATCTGATCGATAATATCTTCTGTCGCATAGTCCATATCCAGCGACAGGCCCGACCGGGTAAGGACACAGTCCTTCTTCCTTCGGCCGCCTTTTAATGTGCCAAGGACAAACCCACCCACATCCTTAATCTCATCCTGCTTCGCCTTCCCCAGCTTCCGGTACTGCTCCACCGTCTCGGCCGTCCGCCGGGTATGGGAGATCCGGTCTCGAAACTCAGACAATTCCATTTCCACAAGGTTCCAGTGTTTCTCCATTCTGGAGTTACCAATACTCAGTCGGATCATTCGGTTCCCTCCTCTATCAAGATTTCCATGTTTCTTCCTATCCTCCGCAGCATCCGTTCACACTCCCGGATACAGCGCTGCAGTTCCCGCTTTTCCGATTCATCTTCCGTCTTTTTCTCCCGGTTCTGATACGCCTTTATCCGGGAACGGTAATTGATCTCCTGTTTCACCAGAAACTGCCGCAGCTTTTCCTGTTCTGATTTTTCACAGTACCGCCGGATCAGCGGAGAGATTTTCTTTGCTTTTGCAACGGTACAGGGGAAGAAGTGCTCGATTTCCAAAACCATCTGCTGTCGGGTACCGGATGTGTAGCCTCTTTTCTTCTGCTTCCATATGCTGTACAGCATAATAGGCTGTCGGATCGGGACAACCTGATCCATTTTTATAGCTGATCCCCATAACGCATCCTCCTCTAATCTTTTTTATAAAACGCACACTCATACCCATCCGCACGAAGAGGCAGGCCCGCTGCCCAATCCGGCTGCTCCGACATGATCTGGCAGATTTCCTCTACACTGGAGACACCCTCCGGAACTTCCAATACTGCTTCATCGTGGATATGCATCACGATTTCAAATCCTTTATTTCTGAGCCGGAGCATTGCCAGCGCCAGAAGGTCACGGGCTGTGGCTTGCACGATGTTCTCCACCAGCTTCGGGCCATAGGTTTCAATCCGCATCCACTTTTTACTTTCCCCGACACCCTCGTAAGAAAGGCTTTCCCGGCCGAACCGGTTCTGGGTCATTCTGGGCTTGATATAGGATAGCTTCCGGCCGGAGGGAAGGGTGATAAACAAGATGCCGGAGCGGTAAGTAAAGCACAGGTTTCCCAGAACCACTTCCGTCCGCTCCTTCACAGCCTTCGCCGCCGCTGCGTCCACATCCCACCAAAACTTTGTAATATGGGGATTGGAATTCCTCCACTGGCTCACCAACGGCTGCAGTTCTTCTTCCTGCATTCCCATGTCCAGAGCGCCCATTGAGGTAAGTGCGCCGACAGCGCCGCCATATCCCAGCGCCAACTCAGCAATCTTGCCCTTCTGCCGCAGATGTCCGTTCACACCGTGCTTCACCACCGGGACGCCAAACATCTTCGATGCAGAAGCGCAATAGATATCCCCGCCCTCTGCAAAGGTATTCAGCCGCCACTGCTCCCCGGCGAACCACGCCAGCACCCTTGCCTCGATTGCGGAAAAGTCTGCCACGATAAACCGGCATCCGGGCTTTGGCACAAAGGCTGTCCGAATCAGTTCCGACAATACTTCCGGAGTGGACTCATAGAGCAGATCCAGATCTTCAAACCGTTGTTTCTTTACGAGGTACGTGCCAGTTCCAGATCTGGGATATGGTTCTGCGGAAGGTTTTGCACCTGCACCAAACGTCCGGCCCAGCGCCCGGTACGGTTCGCCCCGTAAAATTGGAGCAGTCCATGCACCCGGCCATCCGAGCAGACGGAGCGTTCTATGGCCTCATACTTTTTCACGCTAGTCTTCGCCATCAAAAGCCGGAGTTTCAATACCTCCAGCACTTCTCCGTCTGTCTCTGTAAGCAGACCTTTGACCGTTTTCTTATCCAGCTTTTCCGCTTCCACGCCATGCTCGGCAAGCCAACCCTTGATTTGCACAGGGGAATTGGGATTGGAAAGCCCGGTCAATTCATAAGCTCTGGCCGTGACCATCTGCCGGTACTGGTTATCACAAAGGACTGCATTCTCCACCAGCTGCTGATCCACCAGAATGCCCCGATCATTGATCTCCTGATCCATCCGGTACAGTTCCATCTCCGATTCCGGGATGGGAAACTTCCACAACCTCTGCCGGATCTCTCGCTCCGCATCCACATCCCGGATACAATAGGTTTTAAACCGTTCCCATTTTTCCGGCGCATTCTCCGGACGATTTCGTGTCCGGCCGCCGTTAGCCTTCGTGGGCTTGCATGGCATGGAGAAAAACCGGACAAGGTCAGCACCTTCCTTCAGCTTTTTCCTCTGTATATTCAACACCTCACCAACGCTATCCAAAGACAAGGGAAGTGCCAGCATGGCAGACTGGACAGCCGTACACTGCCATCCGGAAGGAGAAAGTCTCCGTTCCAGATACTTGGAGATGCAGGTACGCTCAAACTGTGCGTTGAATGCTGCTTTTGTGATCGCCGGATCTTCCAAGGCAGCCAGTACCCTCTCCGGAAGCCGCTCTCCACAGGCAAGATCCACAATCTGGGTTGGTTCCTCATCAAAAGCGTAGGCAAAAAGTAAAATTTCAAAGTTTGGACTATCCGAATAGGCATACACGCCGCATTTGGACAGATCCACATCCGAATAAGTTTCAATATCTATCGACAGGATCGGCATAAAAGCTCCCTCCTTAGTTGCGCTAAATTTTTTTATTTACGGTATTCCATACTCAAGTGGACTGTAGTATAATAGTCTTGTTGACAGGGGCCGCAGATACAGTGGGCTCATGAAATAATCGAAGGATAAGTCCCCCGCTTCCGGCTTTCGCTTCATTGCCGAATACAGCCAGACGAGCGGGGGCATTTGTTTATGTATGGCAGAAGGGAGAGGTTTTCTCCCGCTCTGCCTTTGATCAATTAAGCCAGAAAATCCTCGTCCTCTTCTGTCTCAAAATCTTCTGCTGCGGTTGTGCGTCCTCCAAGGCTTTCTCCATCACGCAGCTTCTGAATATTGCCAAGTCCAGCAGCAATCCCACGGTTCCCGTTGGAGTTGTATCCGTAGAAGGTCACGCTGATCTTTCCATAACAGCCGGAGTACACTTCGCTCTGATCCAGAATCGGCTGTACATGGGAATCCACCACCTGTGGGGCCTGACGGCTGTTCGCATTGAAGAAGTAACTATTTGCGTAGGCTTCATCATCCGGACGATCAATGTCTCCATCACGCAGCGGCAGCTTCAGGTTGGCCGGGATCTTCCCACCCCACTTGGAGATGGAGTCTTTCTTAGCCTGCTCCACGGCAGCTTTGATGGCGTTGATGGTTTTCGTGTCGCTCTTCGGAATGATCGCCGAGACACTGTACTTGGGATCGCCGCCATTGACGGAATCCGGCTCCCAGCAGTGCAGGTAGGAAAAACGGCAGGGTACGATTACTTTTGTAGGGTTCATATTCTTAGACATGGTTTAGTCCTCCTTCTGAAAATCCGCTTCTGCGGTTGATGTTTGAATGGCTTCTCGCTTGTCCGACTCCGGTACAAGCGTTATTTTCCCAGCGGGCTTGTACACCAGAGCGCCGAGGATACGGGCAAATTCCTTTTTCCCCATCAGACGCTCCATATCGGTAATCCCGATCAGGGTATGCTTATAAATATCGGTGTAGCCTGCGGCCTTTGCGGCAGCTGCCACTTCCTCCTCTGAGGTGTATTTCCGGTTGCTCTTTCCCATCACCAGCTTGAAGCCTTTCCACTGCTTGTGATGGGCAATGGCCTGATCCTGTGCGTAGGCATAGACATCGGCCGCCCATTTGGAAAGTTCATCGGCCTGCTTCAATACTTCCGCTATTTCCTCATCGGTAAGAAGCGCAGGCTCCTTAAATTCCATCTGGGCCAGCTTCAGATTTTCCTCGGCTCTCTGCCTGCAGGTAAACCTTGCTTTACAGAATCGGCACCAGCTTCCAGCACTTAAATCGCCCTCGCCCTTCAGGGCCAATTCCCCGGCGGGCCGAAGTACCTCATCGCCCCACGCTTTCAGTGCCTCTGGAGCAATCTCCCAAGTGCTGGAATTGGAAAGCCTTGGCTGAAAGATCGTCAGGCGTACCATCTCCACCGGGAACAGCATCTCTGCGATCTCCAACACGCCAAGCCCGTAGATCATCAGCTGTGGGTTCTTCTCCGCATACACCGGAACACCCTTTCCCAGCTTCAGGTCAATGATGTGTACCAGCTTGTCCGTCACAATCACCATATCCGCCGTGCCAAAACAGTCCGGTACATAATCAGAGATATCCACCTTCTGTTCCACGGAGAAAACCGGATCGGCACACTGCCTTTTCGCTTCTTCGATCTCGCCAATCACAAAACTGACGTAATCGTCCACCGCTTCCAGCAGGTCATCGGAATAGTAATCCGATACCGGGCGGCGGGTCTGTTGTTTCAGGTGCTTTTTAATCAGGTGTTCTGCCAGTGCATGGCCAGCAGATCCTTCCGCTGCATACGGACTCTCTTCCTCCTGAAATGCCTCTCCCAGCACCAGAGAGGGAGGGCAATGGATCAAACGGTTTGCTGCCGAGGGAGAGAACCGTGCGTGAGCGCCCATCAGAGCGCCTCCGCATCGGCCAAAAGTGCCGCATAGTTTTCCGGCTTCACGCCAGAAAGTTTCCCGGAATCGTATTTCAGAAGAAGTTCCTTCACTTCTCTGCGCTTCCCGGCCTGTGTCTTGGCAGCCAGTACCGCCCTGACATCCTCAATGGCAATCGGCTTCTTTTCCGGTTCTGTCTGGGTTGCAGGTTCCTCTACTACCGCTTTTCCATCCTTCTGGTCTTTTGCCAAAGCACGGTAGCCAGCGGCCAGCTTTTCATACCCTTCTGCAAGGGTCTTATAAATTTCATTCATATGTGACATCCTTTCTTACACAAATCTCAGCTTATAAACTGCCTGACGGAATGCATCTGTAATGCGGTCATCAATCATCATGGTTTCCGGATAAATCCGACTACCATCATCGGAATAAAGACGAACCGGAATTCCCAGCTTGCTGGCATGTTCCAATTCAAACGCCATCCCATTGCTGATGGTGCTTCCAAAGATCCAAACTTCATCGCAGATCTTCATCAGTTCTACGCCCAGGGTAATTCCGAGAATCCGTTCATCCGGATCGGAATCCTTCAGAAACTGTGGATACATCAGATGCGGAACCACAGGACAGTACCCGCAACGGGCTGCAAATCGTGCATGGGCTTTCGCAAGTGCTACATTTCTCTCAACATCGCCACGATAGGGAGAACAAATAAAAACTTTTTTCATCATCATTCACCTATACCTTTCATAATCATTCGGGGGTGTTCCCGTATTCTGGTCTCAATACGGAGAAAACTGGGAAATGATACTATTCATAACAGCGAGATCATCGCCTTCCAAAGAGGGGGCCAGCCTTTTTAGAAGTTCTGCCTGTTCCGGCGAGAGCGTCTTCCGGTTTTGGTGGTACCAATCCGCCACCTTCACGCCACCGCCGTATCTGCCACGAACCGTCTCGATTGGGTATGAACACGATAGTTCCTCAATATCACGCCGGATGGTCTTCTCACTCACGCCAAACTCAGACGCCAGATTTTCTACTGTATCATGCGTCTGATGCAAAGCGCATCGAAGATCGCCGCCCTTCGTTCATTGGGTCTCATCGTGTCACACCTCCTTTCCCTTGCTCCGTGGCTTTAATTTATTGGTTAAACCGGACACCTTTTGACCGCTTTAAAAACTTTTTCGCAAAATTTCCTTCTAACTCTTTATTCTCCGTTCATATATAAAAAAGGTTTGAAAAACGCCAACGTGGAAAAACCGATAAAAAAAGGATCAGAGCACAACTGTAAACATTTACAGTTCGCTCCGACCCTCAATGGTGACCTTCATGTTGTCCCTACGGCCAGTCAGCTTTTCTATCTTCTTCGCCCCATACGTTTCTGGGCTTTAGCTTTTTCTGTTTTTAAGGAATCCAGATCTACTTTGTATATCTTCTTACATTTCGCACACTGGACGGAAATTGTAGCCTTTGTGCGGCGATCCGCTAATATTTCGCTCCCTCCACACCACGGACAACTCAGATGAATATCCATTTGAAACTCTTTCATCATACCTTCTCCTTCATTTACTTGTTCGCTAACTAGCGAACATTTATGTTAAAAATTTTGCGGGCTTCCTTAGAAACCCGCTATATTCCATTTTATATATAGGCATACTGCTCGTCCCGCATAAAACAAAGGACTTGCTGTGTCATATAGATTTCCTGTCTCATGACTCCTAATTCTTTTAGGCGAATTGTTGCTGCCTGAAATGACACATTAAATACTTGTGAAACAGTATCCGCCTCAATATAACATCTCTGCATTTCCAGTTTTTGGCTGAATCCCGGCTTTTTCCGAAGCTCCCGCACAATCTTAAGAACCATCGCTCTTGGCATCAAAATTGCAGATGATAATGCATTCGCCTGCCACTCCATCCATTCTTTGTCTGTCCAGACGGCCTGCTGCTCGCAATTCGCCTTTTTTGTATCCACCCTGCATTGTATCATTGCAGCTTCTTTCCCGCCGCCCATCAGATCCATCAGCGTTATCTGATTTGGATCATAAGCAAAGTATGGAGTATGTAAGAATACATGGCTGGCTTCATGTCCCATCGTAAAGCGATACCTGTGTTCCTGATTTTCTTCTAGAAGCGTCTGGTCAATAATAATCGTATTGGCCCTTGCACTAATATACTCCGCCCGCTTCTGAACAGGATCGTATACCGGTACCTTATCGGTATCGTTAAATACTGTCATTCCCAAGTAGACACCGCAATGGGATAAATATTGGAAATCCTGATCTGCACCCAGATAATCCTGGACAAAAAGATCGATATCTATCTCCTGTGGGGTTTGCATTGCAGCCGGATTAAAATCTGATACCAGATTTTCCCCTATATCATCAATTTCCTTCCGGCTCAATACTGGAGCCCCTGACCTTTTCCGTTTAATTTCTGCTACATACATAGATAGGCACTTACCCCTTTCGCTTCTTCAGTTCCTCAACAAAACGCTGCCATTCTTCTTCTCCAGCATCCAAATCCCTGGCTGTACGCAATGCTGCACTCACATAATCCCGTTGCATAATATACTCCGGTAAATCTGGAGCAACAGCATTCCTTTTCTTTCCAGCCAGATTAAGCATCTCATCTTTTTCTTCTTTTGTCAGTTCCAGAATATGAGCGAGTTGATTCAGCTTTTCAATGTCGAAAGGATTTCGCCTATCTTTTTCAACATCCGTAAGAAACGGTGCAGAAACTCCGAGCATGTCCGCCATTTTTCTGATGGTTATCTTTTTCTCGATTCTCTTTCTGCTTATAAAATCTCCAAAATTCGCATACTTCAT